ATGCAAACATGAAGTCAGCTGTAGCAGGTAAACCAAAACTTTCTGATGTATCTTCTAAACCCGGGTCACTACTATTAAAACCACTTCTTGTTGTTTGCGTAGCACTTACAATCGGAATATTCATTTCAACTGCAAGGCCTCTTAGTTCTTCTGCAATCGCTTTAACATATGTATATGAATTTACATTTGCACTATATTTGAAACGACTACTTGCACATATATTTAGATAATCTACGAATACAATCTCTGGAGCAAAGTTTCTTTTCAACTTCAACTCATTAAGTAATGTTCTTAGGTGTCCCGTATGTGCCGTGGCAGTAGGATACTCTTTTATAATGAGTTTTCCTGTTGTTTGCATTTTCAAAAGATCAATCTTTCGTTCATACAAATCTTTCGGCAGAGAATGAATATCGTCAATCGGGAGATTTAACAAATTCGCATCTATACGTTCTGCGATTCTTTCTTCTGCCATTTCCATAGTCACATACAGGACGTTTTTGCCTTGCATTAAACAGTTTGCAGCCACATGACACATAAACAAAGATTTACCCACACCTGTTCCTGCAAGAGCAATATTTAAAGTTTTTTTCGGCAAGCCGCCTTTTGTAATCTTATTGAAAAAATCTAAGTCGAATGGAATCTTATCTTCTACTCTGTGATAGAAATCAAATCGTTCATCTACATTTTCTATATAATCATGACCGACATGAGTATCAAAAGAAACACCAAGTGCGTCTGATAATATTTCTGGTATAGAATCTTTTGTAAGTCTCTTGTCTTTACCATCAATGATTTGAATCGAGTTCATTACAGCATCATAGATTGCTTTCTCTTGACAGAACTTTTCTGTCTCTGCAACTAACCATTCATCATTTGGTTTTTCTTCTTCTTTCAACTCGTTTATCAAATCAGTAGCAGATTGAAACTCGGTCTCTGTAATCTTCTTGTGATTACTTAAATCAATAATCAATGCTTCTTTTGTGGGTCTATTCTTATATAAATCAATAAACTCATATATCTGTTGAAAGACTATTCTATCAATACTGTTTAGAAAATATTTTGGTTCTAGAAAAGGGAATACTCGTCTAGTAAATTCTTCATTGTGTAGTAAGTTTTTGAGAATAGTTTTTTCTATTCTTTCCATTAATCTTCCTTTTTCTTTCTATAATCATCTATGTTATACATCATATTTTCAGCCATCTTTTCAATACCATTATCAACAATATCATCACCAGAAGTTTGATAATAGGTAGAACCTTTTTCTTGAAATGAAGTACCACTAAGAGAAACACCACCCATATGAAAACCTGTAGTTATTTGTTTATCAAGTATATCAACCATGATATCACCTAACAGTAAATCAAAATCTTGTTTTTTTTCTACATTGTTTGGATTTTCTAAAATCTCGTAATCGAACTTACAAGACAACATACCATTGTCGTTTTCTTGATCACCAAAACGAACAGTACCATACTTATATATAATATTTTTGTACTTTCCTTGAACAATTCTAACTAAAGTTTGTGCTTCTTCGCCACGTTTTTCCAATAGTACATAAAACTCAGCAACAGGATTAGCCATAAGAACCCCCATAATAATAAATATTGTAAACCTAAAGACATATTATTCTCCGTATAAAAATTCTTTTTTACAGACTTCGTCAATCTTTTCCATTATCTCATCTGTAAAATATTTTTCTGGGTCATTGTTTAATGTTTTCTCAAACACTTTAGAACCATCTGGTAGTTCAAAACGTGTGGAAACTTTTTTAAATATTCCATATTTTTCTGCGATTGGCACAAGACCATAATAACGATTTAAACCTGTATCATAATGTAATCGAACATCTACTCTTTGATTTTCTCTTGTCAATCTACTCTTTGTTAAATCACAATGAATAATATTACCAATCACTTCTTTACCATCTCTATCTTTCTTTTTAGACAACATCACAATCTGAGAGGCTGCATATTTCACACCACCACCGCCACTCATATCTCTTGTTGGTATATAAGAACCAATCACTTGATAAGTATGATTTGTAAGAATAAAAGGTATCTTTGCCTTAGATAGTTTTAGAGACAATGCACGAAATGTACCACGAATCAGTTGTGTTCTTGTCATATCTCTTGTTTCTTTACCTTCAGTCATATCTTCTATTTCTTTTGTGGTAGAAAGATTGCCAAGACTATCTAACACCATCATACATGGTGGCTTCTCACCATCTTCATTATATTCATTCAACATACGAAGTGCTTGTTGTCGAAACTCTTGTATCGTTGTTACTGGCAATATCCATACTCGATTTGTATCTACATTTCTTTGTTCTAATAAATCTTTGGTCAATGCACCTTCACTTTCAAAATAAAATACTCCTGCGTCTTTGTTCTCATCAAGAAACGATTTTACAATCCCAAGAGTGAAGAAAGTTTTGCCAGTAGCTTCTTCTCCAGCAATCGCAGTAATTTTGTTGTTTGGGATACCACCATGTATAGAACCTGACAACAAAGCATTAAAGGCATAAGAACCAGTATCAATATATGTATCAACATCTCCAGCAGGAATCCCGTCAATGACTTTTGTCGCATATTCATTCTCCGCTGATTTTAATAGTTTTTCAAAAACCGACATACTATCTCCTATATGTTAAACTAAACCTCTACGTTCAAGAATACCACGATTTTCTAAATGTTGTTCTTCAATATCTTCTTTTGCTTGGCCATGATATTCTACTGCGTATGATTCATTAATCATTTTACGATTTATACTTGTTTCTTCAATTACATTTGTTTCTTTATCGATAACAAATACTTCACCAAGAATACGACCAAACTTACCTCGTTCATCACCAACGTGTGTTCCAATGACTACTTTAGAACCAACAGGGCATCTTTTCTTGACATAATCTTTAGATATCAATCCAAACTTCTTTTCTACTTTATCTCTTGTTCTTGATTCTGGTGTATCAATACCATATAAACGAACTCTTTGTTTTGCGAGGACTACATCAAAACCTAAATCAAGATCAACGTCCATGGTATCACCATCTATGATTCTTAACACTTTTGCACGATATTTGTATAACACTCTATTCCCCTATTTTTTTATTGCAATAAAACCTACGAAATTATGATTCTGCCAGAATTGTTGTACACAATCGAAACCAACTTCAAAACATCTTGTTTGTAACATATCAGTAGTATCTGGTTTCATCATATGTCTTAACTCTATTTCTTTATTTAGAATATCATCAGACGTAAAGCTTTTTCTTTTATAATCATAATACATAAATGTAATCATATCTTGTATTTTTGCATCATCACTAAAAACTTTTTCTGCAAATACAAAACCACCACCAGTGTTCAAACCATTATAAATTCTTTTCATTACAGTTTTTCTATCTTTTGGTGGCATAAATTGTAATGTAAAGATAGATGTAATCAATGAATTGTTTTTAAAATGATAGTCTCGTACATCTTGTTTGTGATACACAATACGACTTTCATCTTCTTCATAACCTTCATAAAAATCTTCTTCTACTTCAACACCATTATAACTTGCACGGGGTGCAAATGAATCATTTTGATCAATCATACTTGTTAAAAGTTTGCCTGTAGAACAGCCAATATCAACTACATTTGTATGATCTTCTACAAAATATCTCGATAGTTGTAATACATCATTCCATAAGTTACTATAACCACGAATAGATTGTTCTATATGTTGATCAAAACCCTCCTCTCTAGTTGCAAATGTAAATTTACCTACCATAATCTTTCTCCTAAATTAGATGATACTTTAATCTTATCATACTTTCATTTGTATTGTCAAGTACACTTCTATAACTTCGATAATACTTCATTGTAAATTGAATCTCCAATAGCTTTCATCATCAGGCATGGTACCATTCTACCACATCTTTCTGCTTGTTGATTGAATGTGCCTGTGAGTTTAAAATCATCAGGTAGTGATGTAATACGTTTTAATTCTTTGATTGTCATTTTTCTTTGTTCATTCCAATGTATCATACCTGCATTGGTAGCACCAGAACCCATAGCTGTTGTGGTTGATGCTGGTGCAAATCTTGATGCACGTTTTACATTAAAGTGTTTACCCCTTTTACCAT